TATTTAAATTATGGCGATATCTAGATCTTTAATGAACAGACAATTACGAGCAGATGGTGGCATTATGCAAGTTGCCCCTAGAGAAAAGTTTGGCTTAGGTAGTAAGCTTAAAAAATTTGTTAGAAAAATTATACCCAATGAAGTAGCAGATATTGCAGTGAAAGCTGCACCATTTGTTGCACCATTTAACCCGGCAGTTGCAGCAGCAATGTCAGGACTAGGTACGTTTGATCAAACAGGAAGTATTGGAGACTCACTAAAAGGTGGGGCTTTAACTTATGGACTAGGTCAAGGTGCTAGATATTTAGGTGGAGCAGGATTTCAAACAGGAATTAATCCTATGACAGGATCAGGTGTACAAGGCGCAGGTTTTTTTAGCAAACCAACAGGAACTGAAACAGGTTTAGGAAAATTTTTTAATAGATCTAAAGCTCCAACAGATATGACTGAATTTAATAAATTTATATTGTTAAGCAGGCGTAGAAATCCTGTAAATGTGATACTTTATTTGATTTTTTTGCTATCGTCAACTTCTTTGAGAGGCTTAGTTGCTTGTTCTAAATCGTCTCTAAAACGACCGCAATAAGAGTATTCTCCTACATGAGTTATGTAGTCATTTATATAAGCATATACCTTACCTCCTATATCAGCCCATCGTTGACAAAATCCAAAGTCTTCTCCAAAATAACGTTTAGTAACAGGGTCATGTAATGTATCAAATAGATTGTACATATTTTCTTTTTTCTCTTCTTTACCATTAATATTAGTAGGTTGAAATATTTCTAAGTGAGGGTATTCTTTAATCATCTTTTCGAGAACTTCTCTTTTAATTAACATACATCCAGTAGGAGCATGAGTTAGTTCCATAAGTCCTCGATCCACAATTACTGAATTAGGATCCTCTACTTTGACTGGAAAAGTAAAACCTGCTTTAGCTAAATCATCAGCATTAGTGACTGCATTTTCTTTTAAATTAAGTCTTCTCCACATTTTATCCCAACTCAATATTTTCATAGGATAAGGAACACTAATTATATCTTTGTCAAAATCTAACATTTTAAATATGGTTTCAGAATTAAAATCAATATCAGAGTCAATAAATAACAAATGAGTATAATTATCTTGATGATTTAACATTTCTGCAACACATAGATTTCTACCTTGAGTAACCAAAGATGATTTTAATAAAGTAAAACTAACCTGTATTTTTTTAGCCCAACATGCTTGTTGAAATTTAAGAACAGCTTGTGTGTAGTGCATACTAACATCGCTATGACATGGAGTACAAACCATTATTTTATATGGAGAGTTTTCTCCTATATTTATTTCTGTTACGGTGTTTGTTTTAATTGTTTGATAAGTATCTTCATTTGGAATTACTGTTTTGTCCTGGTTAAACCATATAGGTTCATTTGGCTTTGGCATTAATTGCTCCTTGTAAAAAATTAGTCCATGAAACAGCTTGTTTATTCCAAGAATAATAAAACTGTGTATAGCAAGATTGTGTGGTTAAATGGTCTTGTATTACTTGTTCATGAAGTGTTGCAGCTGCAGCATCTATTCCATAAGCAAATTTTTCAGCTAAAGCTTTGTAGTCATTATCATAAGGAATATACATTGGAAATTCTGCGCCTGTTTCAAACAAGGCTCCATAGTTTGTTACAACACTATACAGTCCAGCAGACATTGCTTCTAGTAAGGATATACATGAAGTTTCTTCAAATATACTTGGATACACATACATATTATAATCTTGTAAATGCTCTCTGATATATTCATTTGGTTTATACCCAATGTAATTTACATTAGGTAAAGACTCAGCTTGTTCATACAACGCCGTATAGTTATGATCGTTTTGTTCCATAAAATCTTTGCCATAAACTTCGCAAGATGAATATACATCTAAAGTAATTAATGGGTTTTTAACTAGCTGCATTGCACCTAATAAAACAGATAAACCTCTCCAAGGGGTGTTTTGATGTATAATTTTTATTGGTTGTCCTTTTTGATAAGGTTTTGATTGTTCTATTTTGTCCACACCGTTTTTTATAACAATACATTTTTCGGTAGGTAGACCAAACATCATTCTAAACTTTTCATGATTCCAATGAGAATTAAATACATACCAATCATACTTATGGTGATTAGCTTTATTTTTAAACCAGGGGTATAAATTAGGTTGATCGTAAGAATTTTTTTGCCAAAGTATATTTACTTTGTTTGGATCTAATGGAACTTTACCTGGTATTGAAGTACAAATTTGAACTTTGTCCAATAAGTTTTTGTCTACATATTTATTTAAAAAACTTAATTGTAACTCAGTTCCACCTTTAGGTGTTTGATTTCTTATTTTCATTCATGACTTTCTGTAAAACATTTAATCCTTTCGGGGAAACCTCTACTGTTAAATCTTGAGCAATATGCTCTGCAACTGTTTCAGTATTAGGATTAGCTATATCAGCTTCTTTCTCTGCTTCGTCTTTATATATTTTATTCGTTCTAGTATTTCTCAACACTACTGTTGTAGTACAATCTATTTTTAAAATATCATTATCCATTTTCTTGTGACCTGTCTATTAAAGCATAACTTATCAGACCTTGTATTTTATTACTGCCTGTAGCTGCTGTTACTGTTATAGCATCTCCTGCTTCTAAATTCAAGCCTTGAGGTGAAGCATTTACTTGTGATTTAGCCGCTAAATCATCGCGAAAAAATTCATACTCAGTATTTGAATCAGACGAGTCAACAAAATTCATGTTTACTAAAATAGCTGATGATGCATCGTTGTTTGCACAATAAATACTTTTAACTATAATTGCTCCATTAGTAGGACAAGTAAGTACCGTTGCTTTAGCCGTATCAGCTTGTTTAAAACCTTGATTTTTATATTGTATAGTCATTAAGATAAAAAGTAGTTATATGCATCCTGTTCTTCTTTTAAATCATTTTGAAAAGAAAAATTAAGTTGATTTTGTAGAGTAGCTAAAGCCTCTAATATTTGTCTTTGATTTTCTACTTCATAGTCTTGTTTTGGTTCAGGTATATATGCAGTTATTTTAGCCATTATCTTCTCCCATCTGGTTTAGCATCTAATCGCAATGTTCCGTAACGCCAAGTTTCGCCTATGGCATCATTTTCTATTTTAAGTGCTACTAGTCTTCCTCTAGCACGTGTATCTATTTTATCAGTAGATGAAGTTACTGTAAAGGGCCCTAGAGGTGAGCTTGCAGCTATATCATTTGGATAATTATTTATTAACAAAGTAATTTTTGAATTACCAGTAAGCACTTGAAAGTCTGGTATAAATCTTTTAACTGACATTATATATTCACCATCTCCTTGTAAATTAGCAATATTATTAGAATTAGTAATGTCAAAATCACCTGATTGTATAAAGGCGTCAATTGAGGTTGTACCAGAACTATTGACTTGATCGGTTCCGATTTCATGAGCATAGTAAATTGATGCACCATAAGTTGCTGTTATACCTTGAATTGGAAAGTTAGGTAAAGAAGTTGGATTGTATTCCGTTGCATAAGGCAAATCAAAAAGTCCTTGATCTATATAACTAGTTCTAGCTAGGGATGAGGTAGTCCAACAATTTTCTCCATAATTATATGTTACGCATCTATTAATTTGTTGAGATCCAAACTCAGGATAAAACCAATTAATTTCATTATACAATGTGTTGTGTTCTGCATAAACCAATTGATTTGAACTCTGGTTAAGTCCTAAATTATCTCCTGTTGTAGTAAATACAAAATCTTCTACTTCACAAGGAATAGATTTTACGGTACCATCAAACATAAAAAATCCACCTTCACCAGACATCCAAAATACAATACCATTAGAATAACTAAGCGCGTTTTGTCCAATTAATCCACAGTTAGATCCAACTTGCCTAATGGAGAAAGTAAATGGTGGTCCAACAAATTGAATTACATAAGCAGAAGTATCTGTCAATACTAGTGTGTAATCTTTACCAGACACTGCGCCAATAATTTCGTTACCTTTATCTAATCTAAATGTT